CCTGTGACATTTATGTGACTGTTCAGGTGCTTCAGCCAGATGTTGACCATGATAGTTACAACGTTTTAAGACGTACCGACCCCAGGCTATCGAATCAGCCAGGTGATGAAGGTGCGTGGGCATTTTGTCCCAACACTGATGGTAAAATGAACATCAGTGATTGTTCAAACAACGGATTCCTTCCGACGATCAGCCCTATCCTGTCAGGTCAACAACGCACTGACAGACTGGACGAACAAGAGTTCAGACAGGCATTGCTTGCAGGCATGGCTGATTTAAGTACAGAATTACATCTATTGAATGCCCGATTTGAAGAGGCATTCGAAACAGAAATTGAAGGGGGTGATGTGTGAGCGGTGACGTAGTAATCAAAGACGGTCGATCTGGCAGGTCAGCAGGTGTCAACGAAAAGAATCAGATTGAATCGTTCGCCACAAGCCGTGCAGAATTGACCGACTCACTATTGAACGGCGATGCTTTCATCATCACAACCCCTGCGATCAACCTGACGACAGACAACTTGTCGGCGATTCTCTATCTTGAAAACACAAATTCCGCAACATGGATCATGAACCGATTTTTTGTGAATATCGGACCTAGTAATGTATCCGGCGAACATCAGTTTCAGCTGTTGGCTAATGCTGACGGCGGGACGTTAGTCAGTGCGGGAACAGACTTCCCTGCTGCGAATCTGAACTTCGGAAGTGCGAAGACACTTGATGCGATCATCAAGCATGGCGCCGAAGGTAGCACCGCAACCGACGCACAAACGATAATCGATTCAATTGTGCCGGCCACAGGTGCGCGAACCGCTTTGATTGGTGACAACTTCATCATCCCACCTGGCACAAACGCAGTTGTCACGGTGACGCCGCCAACAGGCAACACCAGCATGAACGCGCAAGTCGGTTTCTTGCTGCACAGACTGATAGAGAGTTAAATTATGGCTGTTATCAAGAGTCCAGACGGCAGAGCGGTTGAAGTTACCGAAGACAACAAGCTTGAAGTGTTTGCGATTAGTCAGCACGAAGACAAATTCAAGAACACTGAGGGTCGGTATTGGTCAATATTTGTCAGCGTGACGCCTGCTGCACCCGGCGATAATTTCTTTTATCTGACGAACACCGGGTCTGATGATCTGTTCATCACTGACATTCGCATCAGTTCGTCGGTCATCAATCAATTTCTATACAAGAAAGTGACCGGCACACCCGTTGGCGGCACAGCTGCGGCTGTCACTAGCCGGAATTTAGGCAACCCGAAATTACCCACAGCGACTATTCTGGAAGCTGCGGCGATCACGGGTCTGACTGATGACGGCGTGCTGCTATTCGAAGAAATTGAAGTTGCCAACAAGAAGAAAAAAGACCAAATGACCAGTAATATCATCATTCCCCAGGGTCAGGCGGTCGCATTTGAAGCATCGGCGTCAGGGATAGTCACCGCAATTATATCGCTTGCGGTTGTTGAACAATGACGGCGCCGGTCACGATTGTTGATTCGAAAGACAGCAAAGCTGTCAGAGTCACGAAGTTTGGCCAACTGGTTGTTGCGCCGCTGGCGTTCAGTGCACCGATCACGATTGAACTTGATGTGATCAACACAGCGTTCAATTTTCTAACGCCTGAAACCGGCAAAAGTATTGTAATTACCGACATCGTGGTCAGCGCGAACAAGGATGTCAGCAACGTTGACCCGGCAGAAATTGAAATTTATGAAGCCGACGCTGTTGATGAATTAACCCTTGCGCCGGGTATCATCAGCCCGCGTCTGATTAGGGCTGCAAACCTTACATTGAACGGTTTGAATTTGTTGGTTCCTGAGGGCAAATGGGTCAACGCAAAAACCAACGACAACAATGTTCTGATTACGCTGATGTTTTATCGCGTACCGGTTGAGGACGTTTAACAATGGCACAGCGCACAACGCTTCAGAAGGTTAAAGACATCCTACCGACGGCAACCACGTTGACCGATACGCAGATTCAGGCGGCAATTGACGCGGCTGTGTGCGTTGTTGATCGGTTGGCCCTGGGTTGCGGTGCCGATCTGACAGCAGCCTGTCTGTTGCAGACTGAAACCTATCTGTCAGCACACTTTGCCGCAGTGACTGAAAATACGCTGACCATATCCAGTGAAACCGATCCTTGTTGCGGTGGTAAGGCGACATATGGCTTCAAGTTCGGTGAAGGCATCAAGGGTACACCGTTCGGTCAAATGGCAAACACGCTGTCATGCGGTTGCCTGGCAGAAGATGACAAGCAACCCGTCAACCTGTTCAGCATAGGGACTCACGGTGACGATATTATTCAAACGTAACCTGCTGAAGTGCGGGCAATCGATCACACTGCAGAACCGCGACATTGCCGCACCCCTGTTCGGCACGCCTGACTTCGATCTTGATTTCACGAACGACATCAGCAGACCTGCCATCGTTAAGACTATAAGCGGTAAGACGTTTTTTGACGGTGTCAGCGTTGAAAGATTGATAACTCATGAATTTTGCCTTGAATATGAATCAGGGGTGATTGATGATGACACTGTCACCGCTGAAACATGGGTGTTGTTCAAAGGGAAGCGGATTGATGTTTTAGCGGTTGAAAACTGCTGTGAGAAAAACGAAGTTTTGATTTTAACCTGTTCGATGGTGGGCATCGGCGAGGCGGCGAAGGCATGAGCAGCATCAGCATTGACCGGCGTGACCGGCTGACAATCATCAAAATCAACACCATGGGCAAACTGACAGCCCGTCAGGTTGAGTTTGCAGCCTGGACATCGGCACGCGGTCTGCAAAGTGCCACCAGTAAAGAGATATTGCGTCGACCCAAAGGTGGCCGCACATACATTCGCCGTGACAGAATCGGTCGCAGGCGCCGTCACATTGCTTCAGCACCAGGCGAAACGCACGCCAACATGACAGGTAGGCTGCGTCGGTCGTTGTCGTTCCGGGTCAACAGCCGTGAAATTGAATTCGGTTACGGTGTGACCGACGGTTCAGCGCCTGAATATGCAAAGTTCGTTGAATTTGGGACCAACCGCATGAAAGCCCGACCGTCATTGCGGAACGGCATCAAGGGCGAACGTCGGAACATCATGAACAACATTGAGCGTGAAATTAAAGGTGAGTTGCGATAATGCGTGCCAGTGACATCGTCAATCAGCTTGCTGTTCGGTTGCCTGCGTTGGTGAATGACTTCACCGATCAGTTCAGCGTGACCAGTCTTGCCCGTGTCGGCACCACTGTCACCGCCACCACATCAGCCGCACATGGTCTGGTTGTCAATCAGCAGGTGAACATCACCGGCGCACAGACCCCCATTACGATCAGCAGTCTGACCCGTGTCGGTATCGTTGGCACGCTGGTCACTGCAGCTGACCACGACATCACCGAGAATGCAGGGTTTGACGTTCAGATTTCCGGCGCCACTGAAGCGGAATTCAACGGAACGTTCGTGCTATTGAGTCAGCCGAACCGTCGAACCATCACCTTCATCATGGTTGACAGCGGTCCCACAACCGCCACAGGTTCACCGCTGCTGTTGAACGGGTCATCACCCTTGCAGCAGTACAACGGGCTTCAGAAGGTAACTGTCGTTCCCACAACCACTACATTTGAATATGAAGTGACCGACAGCACGTTATTCACACCCGCTGCGGGAACCATTGTGGCGAAGACCAACCCACGGATAACATCATCAGTTGCATTCGAACGGATCGAACAGTTTTATACAAAGCAGGCGATTGACGATGCTTATCTGATCGTTGTCCTGGGTGATGGCATCGCCAACAAGAACCGGAACATCGACACCGACGCAACTGATAACATTCAACGCGGCAACTATTTCAATCAGAAACTGATTCAGGGTGTCAGCCTGTTTCTGCTGATTCCGACCAGTGCACAGATTGCCGGGCGGAAAGCACGCGACCGGGCTGAAGAGTTGCTTTCACCGATCTGTCAGTCAATCCTGACCGCAAAGTTCCCGTCACTGGTTGAGAATGACAACAACCCGCTGATGTTAAGCAGTCACGGTTTTCAGGATTACACCGGCGCCGTCTATGTGCATCAATATGCATTCGAAGCAACCCTTCAACTCGGCCCGACTGATATCTTCGAACCTGATGACGATGTTGCGTTCAGAGACATTGATTTGACAATCGGGATGGACGTAGGAACAGAAACGTTCAACACTCTTATTGACCTAGATGACGAGATACTGCCATGACCATGAAACTGAAGATTAACAACGTGCCAGGCAGTATCTCGTCATCTAG